CTATTTAATTTACTTTGAATGGTTTGCTTTTCAAGTGATAACGATTTATCATTTTCGTTGAGCTTTTTGATTGACATAAGATAAAAAAGAACGTTAAAGCTAAATCCCGTAAGTATCGAGTATATCGTTAACACAGCCCCCATAAATTTATCTGTTACATTATAAAATAATAACAAGATTATGGTGCTTAATAATAATTTATATAGAAAAAACCTTAATGTATTCAAAGGCTCGCCGTTTGAATAATTGTAGAATGTCTTATTGTTTTTTTTAATTATTTCAATGATACCATGCATAACACCTACGTAGCAGATAAAACTTTATCTTGTAGCAGTTTTTTAACTTCTTCTTTCAAGGGAGTATACACTGGATGACCTTCGCTGTCCATATTAACGTCAACATGAAGCCTAGAAGCAAAGTTTGATTGACCTAATACATGTATTGTCCTTTCAAATCGACCAAAGCTTACAAGTACTTCACAGTCCTGAATTTCATCATCATCGACTTCAATTAGATCATTTTCTTTTAGTAGCTTTTTTATAATTTGTTTTTTTTCTATAGGGGGTTTATCTATATTTCGTAAGAGTCGGTTTTTGATTTCGTTTGGAAACTCATCATCTCCCCTTTCTCTTTTTATAGCAATAGAAGCTTTATTCCCAAGCTTGTTGGCTCCGGTTATACTTGAAGCTTTTTTAGAGTAAGACATTTTTACTCTTTTAGCGACTGCATCATCAATGTTAAAGCCGTCTATCCGATATGATATGGCGTGTACTTGCTGTTGGTTTTCAAGCAAAGAAATAACTGTGTTTTTTAAAGAAGTATAACCACCAAAATTTCCTAAATATTGTGTAGCTACATAAATTCTACCATTCTCAGAGAAGTATAAGGAGAAAAAGAATTTCCTCAAATTTAGACTATCAGCAGGTATAATGCCTTTTTGGTCATTTTCATACGAATGTCCCCAATATGATGATTTATAAATCCCATTGACAAATCTATCGTTTTCAAATTCAACTTTGTCAATAACGGCTAGTGATTTGTATCTAATTTTATTGTTTATTGTTTCATCATTAATATTGCAGCTCTTTAAACTAAACAGACCATCATATACATTTCTGAACTCATCTTGAGTAAAGGGTACAATAAACTCATCCCCATTACTATTTACTTGTTTCCTAACTAAGTAGTGGTAACTTATTGTTACCGCATCGTGTCTTTTACGAGTCATTAGATGTTACCTTTCTAAAGATTTTGCCTTTAGCCTAATATTCAATTTTTTTAATCTTAACCACATCCGCTTTACTAAATGATTAACCTAAGATTCATTTCTCAACCTTTTCACCGTAGGTCTAAAAATATCCCTTGTAAGTGAATAAATTATTCCTTTTTCTTGCGCTAACCACATAGTTATTGGTCGCCAGTTTACACCAGATCCCAACTCTTTTATTTCAGGAAACTTTTCAATAGTTTCGTTAATTATTATTTTCTTATCTTCCTTAGCTAAATCGCTCCAATAAACAAAATCTTCACCTTTAATAACCGGCTTAAAGACCACCTCTTGTTTGTCATCATTTGTGTGAACGTTTTTGATGTAGTTTTGATTTATTACAACAGAGCCGCCGAATGAAGCTGTAGTGTTTGCTTTGTTATAAAATGGTTTAATAGTGAATATTGCTAAGACTGTTGTTATAGCGATTATTAGTGAATATTTGTATATAGGTTTATTGTCGTTTGCTATTGGTTTACCCGGAAACTTAGAAAGGTGTCTATTTAAATCAAAGCCCTCTTTTACCATTGTGTTAAACCTTTTTAGATTCTTTTAACCTTAAAACCAAATCATTATAAAAGTTATCGTTGGCATTTAGTCCAAGTTCATTCTTGTCGGTCACAATATCGTTGTAAATACCAATCGCATATTCAATTAACCACTGTGTTAAATCAGGTGTTTGTTTGTATTCATTGTATATCTGGAAGCAATCATTTAATATTTTTTCCATAAGCGGCTTATCTATTTCTTCGCTGGGCTTTTGCCATTCATTTAGAAGTAGTTCTGAGGGGTATATCCCTAATGTATCGGCAAATTCCTTTATATTCTCAAAGTCTAATGAATTTTCACCTCTAATAAGCCTGTAAACGCCATCTCTTCCTTTATAGCCATGTGCAATAGCAAACTTTTCCATAGTTAAGCCATTACTTTTAATAAAAGGTGGAACAAATTCCCCCAATTTGTTTGGAAATCTTGGTTGTTTATCTTTCTTTTTCATAAACTAAGTATGTAGAGAATTTTTCAACACTTTCAAGGAGTGAATTTTTCTACACTTTGGAATTGACATGTGTAGAATATTTCACTACGCTTTGTAATTATGAAGTTAGAAAAATACCTTAAAGAAAATAAAATAGCAGTTGTCGATTTTGCTGATTTAATAGGTGCGCACCGCACTGCTGTACATAACTGGTTGTCTGGGGCATCAAGACCTAACAAGACATATATGCCAATAGTTATACAAAAAACTAAAGGGCTTGTTAGTGCAAACGACTTTTACAACACCCCTCTCAAGGAGGGCGGGAATAACAACAAAGGAGAAAGTTATGAGTGATGAACTTACTAAAGATGAAAAGTTGAGGCTCAAGTGTTTGGAGCTTTTGGTTGGCAAATCTGAGGTTAGGGATGCTTACCGACAACCAGAAAACTTTACAAAATCGGCAGGGAAGTTTTACGACTTTGTTAAGGGCAAAAGCGACTCCGAGATTGTCGAAGCCGCTAATGAGTTTACTTCTAAAGTTACGCAGCTTCAGAAAGATTAGTTTCTGACTCTGGTTGTGGCTCTTTAACTGCGAGAAGGCACTCTTGGAAGGTTTGTAGGATTTCCTTACGAGTTGCCAGGTTGGCAGATGGGCCTTTTCCTTCAGATTCCAAGATGTTTTCCATGAGTTGGAAAGCAACGGCTTCTGGGGTTTGAGGTATTTGTTTAATATCAGACATAAGGAATACTCCTGTTTTTGGTTAAAATTGTAGTGAATTTTTACAATACAGGAGTCGGGGCGTTTCGCAAGATTCGCCCCAACATAAGAATAAGAGTTAGTTTTTATTAAGTTTTTCATAATTGAGAATATAACGGGGGGAATAGGTAATGTCCTATAAAATGTGCCAAGATGATATCAAAGATATCTTCATTCTTGAGTTTCAAAGCTTGCTAAACAGAACAATCAAAGGCTACCGCCTTCCGAGAAGGGAGGGGATACGAAAGTTGTCTGAGGAGCTGCAAACATCAGAGAAAAACATCAACAATTGGTTAGGCAATATAACAAAACCAGAGAGTCATATGTTTGCTTGGGTTTGTTACAAACTAGGGGCACATCTAGTCACAGACGATTATCATGGGTTGCATATTGCCAGTAAACAAAGTTCTGAAAGTTTAATCGATAGCTTAAATCTTTATGGATTAAAAGTTGCAAAAGGGAAGGGGGTAGGTAATGAAAAAGAAACTATTTCATGAAGAGTTAGAAGATTCTCTTAAGGCTGATAGGGAAGAGATAAAATTTATCGCATCGGTAATTATTGTGGTGCTTTGCTTTGTAATTGGACTGGCTAAATATTATGGCGGTTGAAAATCGGGTTGAGGATAGGATGTTAAAATTAATAGATTCGATAAGCTCTAAAAAGACACCTTACAATGATATTAAGGTGCTTAGAAAGGAAAGCAAATTACCTCGCAAGACCGTCATAGAGGTTGAGGCTGAACATGTAAAGGCTGCAAAAGAAGCTCTCATTGAGAAGGGTATACCATTTAGTGCGAGGGTGGTGTGATGCATGAAATTGGGGACTGTACATTATACCATGGTGATTGCTTGGATATTCTAAAATCATTACCTGATAATCATGTCGATTGTGTTGTCTCATCGCCTCCATATTGGGGATTGCGAAATTATAACATAGAGGGCCAACTTGGTCTTGAGAATTCACCTGAAGAATTTCTAGAAAAAATGACCTCAGTTTTTGATGAGGTAAAGCGTGTTTTAAAGGACACGGGTACATGCTGGGTAAATATGGGTGATAACTATGTAAAGAAACAGCTAATGGGTATGCCTTGGAGATTGGCGTTTGCCTTACAGGAATCTGGTTGGTATTTGCGCCAAGATAACATATGGCATAAGCCAAATCCAATGCCGGAAAGCGCAAAAGATAGATGCACAAAAGCACATGAATATATTTTTCTGCTAACCAAAACCAGTAAATACTATTTCGATCAGGATTCAATTTTAGAGCCATGCAGCCAGAACACTCATGCAAGGCTATCGCAGGATGTTATGAATCAAAGAGGCAGTGATAGGGCACATGGGGGCGCAAAAACAAATGGGAAGATGAAGGCAGTTGCTAGAAAATCTGAAAATAATGTACCTAACGGTTGGGCTAACTCAAAAAATTATCATGATGCTAACCCTAATGACAAGCCGAGACACAAAAACTTAGATGCCAGAGAAAAGCCTCATATAATTCACAAAGCACGAATAAAAGACAATGATTCCTTCGATTCTGCATTATCTATTCCACCTGTAAAAAGAAATAAGCGGTCAGTTTGGACAATACCGACAAAGGGTTTTAAAGAGGCACATTTTGCCACTTATCCAGAGAAATTGGTAGAGCCATGTATTTTATCAGGGTGTCCTCAAGGTGGTGTAGTTCTAGATCCGTTCATGGGCTCTGGAACAACTGGTGCTGTAGCATCAAAGTTGGGTCGTAAGTCAATAGGAATAGAACTTAATCCTGAATATTTGGAAATCGCAAAAAGAAGAATAACCGAAGCGAACAGGCAACCAGATTTACTTTACTCACCTTTAGAGACTGAGGGAGCTTATGACAATGGATTGGTTTAGATATCACCACGGCACACCTCAAGATGCAAAATTAACAATGATTGCAAAGAAAATTGGCGTTCGCCGTTGTGAAATGACTGCCTTGACACAAACCGCTGATTGCAATAAACTTGTAAGTGCACCTAGAAAACTAGGTGTGGTGACTCAAAAACACCTATCAAGTACAGGCGGACAACCGCCATGCAAAGCCAGAGGCGGTTTTTTATTGTCTGAAATTTCTCCTATGGCGGGCGTGGTCTGGTTATGCAATAGCCGTAAGGTAAAAGCCAGCCGACATCTACCTGTACTGATGTTTTTTGAGCGCCCGCTACCAATTGAACTCAAAAATTCTTTGGTAGCGTTTTGTTTAACGCAAGTACAGGAGGCAGCAATGTCTAAAATCAAAACTAATACCCCAAAACCGATAGAAGTAGCCATTAAACTAGCAAGAGTACGCAAGAAGGTATGTGATGCTCATTGTGACCTGTTTGATCTTGAAGATTCCTACTTTGATACCAGAGAGAAAGACGATGCTTATACAAACTTACGTGAAGCTGCTGACCTCCTAGATATTCTTATTGTGCATGAACTCAATAAAGATGAGGTGCAAGATGCTTCACGTTAGACAAAATGGGGGAGCTTCGTCTCCCCCTGATAAGCCCGACATGATGTGGAAGGTTTTAGCCTCCCTTTGGGGGCAGTACACGGAAACATGGGAGCATGTAAGCGAAGTATTACCTATAGTGGAATCTCATTATTTAGATGACGGAGGCCCTTATGAATGAAGGGTGGGTATGCTTACACCGCAAGTTAGTTGATTGGGAGTGGTTCACAGATGTGAATACGTGCCACTTGTTTTTATACTGCTTACTTCGTGCAAACCATGAGGATACAAAATGGCGTGGAATAAGTATAGAGAGGGGGCAATTTATCACCTCTCTTGACTCACTTTCAAAAGGAGCGGGTTTAACAGTCAAGCAAGTTAGAACGGCTTTAAAAAAGCTAGAATCAACAGGCGAAGTGGCAAGCAAAACGACAAACAAAAACCGAGTAATTACAGTGGTTAACTACAATAAGCATCAAGATAAGGGCAAGCAAGAGGACAGGCAAGAGGCAAACAAAGGGCAAGCAGAGGGCAAACAAAGGGCAACAGATAACAATGAAAACAATAACAACAATAAAAACAATAAAGGAAATTTACCTATACCTAGCTGGATGCCAAAACAAGATTGGGAGGATTACCTAGAAATGAGAAATAAAAAGAAAAAACCAGCAACAGACAGAGCCAAGCAATTAGTGATTTTGAAAATTGATGGGCTTAGAAAAAAAGGGCATTGCCCTGCTAAGCTTTTACAGGAATCAATAATAAACGGTTGGGTTAGTGTTTTTGAAGGCAAGAACACTAAGGAGGAAGTGAGGACTAACACTAACCGTGTGGATGGTAAAAGCATGATATTGGAGGCTTTGAATGGAACTACCTGAAGAGTTGATATTATACAACATGGATTTGGAAAGAAACATTTTGGGCGTTTTGATGAAGGTTCAAGATGTACCAGAGTTTTTAGGCAAGTACCCGTATTTGCAAGAAGGGCATTTTTACTTTGATGTTCATCAAAAGATATTCAAGTCAATAAGTGATGTGAAGGAAGGAGGGGCTTCGATATTCAAGTTGAGCCAGATTCTACCAGACAGCAAGGATTATTTGATTGCTTTGAATGGCTATGGGATTCTGCCAGTTTTCAAGGAGTATGTTGCTAACTTGATAGATTTGTTCAAAAGGCGAAAGTTACAAGAGGTCTGTGAGGAAATTCAGGAAAGTTACTCTAATTTTGATGTTACCGCAAACGAGTCAATTATCAAGCTGAATGGGAATTTTGAGAACCTTCTCAAGAAAGAATATGATTTTGATATTAAGGGCTCTGACAAGGTTTCTAAGGAGATTTTATATTCCCTTGATGAACATTATGAGATTAATTCTACTGGTATCAGGATTATTGATACTGCGATGGGAGGGGGATTTTACAAGGGCAAGGCTTATGCTATTGCAGCAAGAAAGAAAACAGGAAAGACTGTTTTAGCTTCAACAATATCCAACAACCTTAATTTTGATGGTGTAAGGCACTTGTTCGTAGCAGCTGAAATGTCACCTGTTGAGATTCACCAAAGAAATATGGCAAGGAACATAGGGAAAAACTCATTATGTTTTATTGGTGATGCAAAGAAAAACAAAGAGTTTCAGCAGTGTGTAGCCAATTATCAAGACCCCGGAAACATCCAATATTTGAAAGCTCCGGGAATTGCGTTCAATCACCTTAGAATGGCTATAAGTTCGGCTATTCTCCGCTATGGGATAGAGGGTGTGATTATTGATTATTTCCAGTTGATAGGAGGCAAGCAACATCGTGAAAGCCTTGCGTCTCACTATGATGAAGTTGCTCAGTGGATAGCTAATTTTTGTCGAGATAACAATATTTGGGCTTTGGTTATGGCTCAGATGAATCAAGACGACAATATCAGGGGCGGGGAGGGGATAAGACTTGCGTTTGACCAAGTTTATGAGCTTAAAAAATGCAAGGACTCAAACACAGATTTTTTTATGGATCAAATGGACACTAGGTACACGCCTTGGTGTGATATGGGTGATGAAAACAAGGCTGCATTGGTTCTTGAAACTAATGGTCCTTACTTTAGGGATTCAGGATATTTTATTTAACAACAAGGGGCAAGGTATGACAGAGGAAGAAATTAAAGCAAGGCTAGAAGATGCTGTTGAAGTAATTATGCGTATGCCTGACGATATCAGGAAGATGGATTACAAATCAACAATGCCTGAAATAATCCGTAGAGAGTGGTTAGACTTTAACACAGAGAGTGCAAAGGCTAATTTTTATCGCTTGCCAAGACCTACACCAGAACAGGTAACTAAAGCCATGGAGTGTGAAGAATGGATGCGTTATGCAGCCAGCAGAAGGGAGGAGTCTATTAGGCAGGTGATTATGTCAACGCTGTATTTGAAATCTTCTGGCTGTGGTTACAGAAAGGCCGCTGATTTAATAGAAAAAGCAACACATAAGCGTTATAGCTATGAAACTTTAAGACGTTGGTACGACAGAGCCATAGATGATATATGCGTATATGCTAGGAGCATAACTTAGTATTTGCCAAATGATTCAAGCTAACACCTTCTTCAGATGCTTTTATGGCAAGGTTTCTATGTTGTTCAGGAGTTATTCTTATTTGGAATTTTCCTGAATATTTTTTCTCTGAAAATGGCGTTGGTACATCTTCGCCGTTTTCCTGCATATCGTTTACAACATCTTCAACAAGGTCAATGATACCTGATAGGGCGGTAAGTTGTTTTTTGTGTAAGTTTGATAAGCTAGGAAATTCAGAACAAAGACCAACGTACTCGTCATCTTCTGAAGACCATTCTACTCTGTAGGTATAATGATGATGATTTGTCATTTTTTAATCCTCCTCTATTTTATTTACTGCTTTTAAGACTTGCTTTACTTGGTATTTTTTAGCCTTGCTTCCATCCTTTTGTATGTTTACTCTTGGGTCTCCTTTCCAAGGGGTTTTGTATACGTGATGACTTGTGCCACTTTGTCTGGGGTCACCAAAATAATGATTACATACCTTGGATAAGTCCGCAAAGCGTATGTTTTGTGGGCTACTTTTCATCTTTTTTAATATGTCTTGTATATCGCTCATAGCATTATTATAGTACTATATGTAGTACCACGCAAGTGTTAATTTAATTTACCTAAAAAAAGATGTGACACTTGTGACGGTTTATGCTATATTTCTACTTACAATAGCGAATCGTAGTTAGTTTTTCGTTTTAACCTGCCTCTTGGCGGGTTTTTTTATGCGTAAAATTATATTAGTTTTCTTATAAGATGTGGTTTATTATGCATTAGTATCAAATAAATGAGGTGCATATGACTAATAATAATGAAGAACTTCAAAATACTGTAGAATTGGCTGTAAGGCAGCATACTGATAAACAGATTGAAAGAATATCAAGCGCAATAAAATACAGTGCAGTGGCCTTAGTTATCAGTGTGGCATTTGTTTCTTGGACAGTTAAAACCTATTTCGATTTACTACGTGATGATTTTAACAAGCAGTTAAATGGAGAATTTATAGACCGTTTAATTGACAAGCAGACATCTGCTGAAATTAAACAAAAGGTGATGTCACAGGTTAGTGCAGAAGTATCAGAAGCGCTTCTAAAGGCACAAATTGATCAAAAAGTAGAAGACATTTTACAGAAAGGATTGAATAGCTTTAAGGATTCCAAAATTGATGGATTGATAAAAGTAACGGAAGAGAAAATTAATACTAAGGTTGATGAAACTCTTAAGAATGTTAAAGCAAGTACTTTGCAAGATCAGCTTAATAGAATTGCTTTTCCAAAGGGGGCGATTTTAGCGTTTAATAGAAAAGAATGTCCAAAAGGATGGAATCGCTACACAGAAGCAGATGGAAGATTCTTAAAAGGAACATCCTTTACTGAATCAAAAATAGGTATTAAACGCGGTTTTTTTACTGATAAAGTAAAGTACTTAGAGTATAATGATATGGATGATAATCTTATAGAAGCGCAAAAGTTGAACTTCGTAGACAAGGAGTCAGGACGAACTATCGCTCGTAATACTATTATCTTTACTGACGATTTTGTAAACAATTTTCAAAAAAATTTACCTTACATTGTACATCCATATCTTGTAGTTAACTACTGTATTAAGCAATAATAAAGCATATTAAAAACAACTAAACAAACAGCCTTGTTATCCAACTTTGCACTCCTTATGTATCTCCCTTGCGTTCAAAGTGGGGCTGTTATTAACCCTCGTCTGGTGAAAGCTGGGCGGGGGACAAGAGAACAATATGACCGACAACGTAGAACATAAAAACTGGATAAGATATCACAGCTTAAGACAGGCTAAGAAGATAACTAAATCCAATGACATTGATAAGCTAATAAATGACGCAGCAAAAATCGCAGCTTATGTCCTGAATGAAAAGAAAGGCGAAGTTAAGCTCATTAGCGATAAGGGAAAGAAGGGCAACGGCAAAAAAATGAGCAACTAAGATAAGTACTGATATTAATAACGCTCTTAAAGAATCAATAACAATTGTAGATATAGATAGTAAGAAAGTGTTCGGTATTGATTACGGAGTCACGTTTAATAGATATGACAAAAAAGAAGAACAATAATAATGATGATACAGAGCTAAATAATACTGATGGTGCTGTCAATCTCCCTTCATTAAATGCACACGAAATAGAATTTTGCCAACATAGAATTGAGGGGAAAGGCGTTACAGAGTCATATATATTGGCTTTTAATCCTGATACGAAGGAAAGAAATAAGGCGAGTATTGCAAGTTCAGCAACTAATTTGCATTCTAAGCCAAAAATAAGGCAATGGCTACAGGCAATGCGTGAGGCTGGATGCGATAAAGCAGGCTTTACAGTTGAACAACATTTGTCAGAATTAGAGATATTAAAGAATAAAGCTCTTGCAGGTGAAAACTACGGAGCAGCAGTAAGAGCAGAGGAATTAAGAGGAAAGGCAGCAGGCTTCTATGTGGAGCGTAAAGAAGTATCATTTAAAAACTCTCCTGAGCAGCTTGTAAAAGACTTGCAAACAGTGTTTGGAGTGGACTTTGCAAAGCAAGCAGCCAAGAAACTAGGATTGTCTACACCTTGCATTGATGTAACACCAGTTACTAACAAACAGCAAATACCCAACTAATACCATGTTACACATGTGTATGTAAAACTATACCATTGTGTACTTAATAAGAAAATAAGTGTCAATCTCTCACGGGTGAAACACTTTGATTCAATAATAAACTCTGAAAAAGTGTAACATTAGGCTGCAAGTGTAACGAAAATAAGAAGGGTGGGGACACCCCCTCGGGTTTCCGTAGGGCTCGCTAGCACTCTTCTTACATCCAGACGATTCAAATGACTTTTGAGAGGGAACTATGCCTACTAAAATATATATAGAAGAATACGCTTCTTTTGAGCGTGACGGGAAGGGGAATGTTATAGGGCCGGGTAGGTTGCTATCTAGTTCAAATGTTTCTGTTGGAGTGGCGTCGGCTCAGAGTTCTGCTTTTAGCGATGCTACTCAGGTTTTAATAGTTGAGTCTGACGTGGCCTGTCAATTTGAGGTTGGTGATAATCCTACGGCTGGTTCAGCTAGTCAATATTTGAGTCCGAACAATCGAAAGTTAGTTCCCGTTCCGAAGAATAAGACGGGAAATTTATTAAAATTAGCAGTTATAGAGCAACAGTAATGAGTATATTATTTGCAACGCCGATGTATGGCGGAAAGTGTGAGCATGCGTTTTTTAGATCATGTTTAGAGCTTCGTGGATTTTTGGTATCTGAGGGTGTGAACCACGATTTTTATACATTGTGGAATGAAAGTGCGGTCCATAGAGCTAGAAACCAGTGTGTTAAGGCATTTTTAGAAACTGATTATGAATATTTGATGTTCATAGATGGTGATATTGAGTTCACAATTGATGATATAGGGCGTTTGTGGAATTTGGATGCCGATGTTGCGGTTGGCTGTTACCGAATGAAGTCTGATGATGCTCCTTATGCTGCATGGAAGGACGGAAAATTATTATCCTTAGAGAATTTGCCAAAGGAACCGTTCAATGTTGATTATGCGGGAACGGGTTTTATGATGATAAAGCGTCGTGTGATTGAAGGGCTATGTTCTTTAGAAAAGCAATATGAAGGTAAAGAGGGCTTCATGTATCAGCTTTTTGATTTTCCATTGAGAGACGGTGTTGAGTTATCTGAGGATTACGCTTTTTGTGAAGATGCTAGAAATGCAGGTTTTAAAGTAGTTATGCACCCAGATGTTAAGTTGCAGCATTGGGGAATTAAGGCTTATTAGCATTGGACGGTCAGACGCTCTTAGAGGAACTTGCGAGGCAAGTTGCGTGTAATAAGCTATTTTCTTACGAGCCTTATGATTGGCAGCAAGATTTTCATAATGCACCAGAGCGTCAACGCATGCTTATGGCGGCAAACCGTGTCGGTAAAACCATGTCGGCGGGTGCTGAATGTGCAATGCACTCGACGGGAGAATATCCTGATTGGTGGGAAGGTAAACGCTTTGAAAGGGCTACATTAGGTTGGATAGGCTCAATAACGAACGAATCATCAAGGGATATCGTTCAAAAGGAGTTGTTAGGAGGTTTAGGAGAGGATTTAGGTACGGGTTGGATACCTAAAGAGCGAATTATTGATATAAAATACCGTCAGGCGGGGATTTCAGATGTAGTTGAAACGATCCATGTTCGGCATGTATCGGGCAAAATTTCGGTAATTAATTTCAAAACATACGATCAGGGCTGGCGAAAGTGGCAAGGAACGGCTCCACATTGGATATGGATGGATGAAGAGCCGCTTGATTTTAAGATTTATACTGAGGCGTTAACGAGGATTTTATCATCAAAAGGAATAATGTTGGTAACTTTCACACCACTTTCGGGCGAAACCGAATTGGTGATGCACTTCAATTCAAAGAAAAAAGGTACTTATTTAAAAATTGCCACTTGGGACGATGCGCCTCATCTTTCCGAAGAAGACAAAGACGAATTAAAGAACAGCTATCCCGATTACGAAGTCGAAGCACGTACAAAAGGTATTCCGGTTCTGGGGGAAGGTAGGGTGTTTGCGATATCTGAGGAAGATATAAAGTGTGATCCTTTCGATCTTAGCAGTTTTACTTATTGGTCTAGGATTTGCGGTATTGATTTTGGATTTAATCACCCGGGTGCGGCCGCTTGGTTAGCATGGGATAGGGATAAAGATATCGTATATCTTTATGACTCCTACAAAATGAAGGGCGAACAGCCTGTTTATCATGCTTCAGCAATAAATGAGCGTGGAAAATGGATACCTGTTGCTTGGCCCCATGATGGGGAGAATTCTGGACGTGATGGTGCGGAGGCAATGAGAAAGCAATATGCCAAACACGGTGTGAATATGCTCGCAATGTCCGCTCGTTACGATAAAAAAATTGGCGGCTCTCAGGATACTGAGCCTATTGTTCAAGAAGTTCTTGAGAGGATGAAAACTGGAAGGTTTAAGGTTTTCTCTAATCAAAAAGAGTGGCTGAACGAGTTTAGGTCTTTTCATCGCAAGAATGGAAAAATCGTTAAGTTACGAGATGATATACTGATGTCTTCATTGTACGCAATGATGATGCTTAGATATTCCTCAACCCAAATTGTTAAAAAACACAGGTCGTCCGCACAAGCATTTAAAACGGGTTTTTAATGGATATACACGAATTTACTAAATTATGTGAACAGGCCAATGCCTCGCAGGAAGATAAATTTTCTTATAGAGGGCATGACGTTTACTTGGCAGATGGAGTTGTTAGCAACACTGATACGGACCATACGGAGCAGTTCAGAACAATTATAGCAATTGGTGGAAATAAAAGAGCCAAAGGCAAGATGGATGTGATGATCCCTTTGTATTTTGAAAAGCAAATTATAAGAAATTGTAACAAAGAACATAGGCTAAACAGAGCAAGAATTGATGCTAGGTTCTTTGTTGATGCCTTAATTGACTCGGAGAATGTCGGTGAAAGAAGTTATAACTGATAATGGCATTTCGTCAAAAAAATACGAGCTAGCCGATTTTTCAAAGGTTGCCGATTATATTTGTGATACTTGGAGTACACGAAAGAAGTCAAAAATAAGAAGAAATGAAGAAAAAAAGTGGAAGGAAATAGACCGCCAAATAGAAATGGAGCCTGATATTTCCTTTAAGACTATAAAGGGCGGTAGAATTGATGATAAAAAAGCTTGGATGCCAGAGATCGAATTGCCTTCTCAGGCTCAGACTTTGGAGGTTTTATGCTCTGATGCAAGGCGTTTTATGTTCCCAGGTGATAAGCCTTGGTACACTGTAAGTGCTGAAGTTTCAGATGAGCTTCTTGAAAAAGTTGCGAAACTTCCTTTAATAGCAGGCGATTCAAGAAGTATTACTTCTCAAATAAACCATGATAACATTGAGAAAATTATAACTGGAACTGTTGATTTTTATCAAGATCAATACGATTTTCAGTCAAATATAGATTTAGTTAATGGCGAGGCTTTTAAATATGGTGTCGGTGTGGCCAGAACAAGGCCAGCTAAAAAAAGAATTTTAACTAAAACGGCAAGAGGAAATGTTGCAAAGGATAAAATAATTCCAATTACTTATCCGTCTAGTATTAAAAATACTTACCTTGATGATTCAAAGTATATCATGGCTAATGAGGGGTTTTTAATTGGTGATGCAACAATCTCTGAAAAGCCAATGTCTATCTATGATATTAAATTAGCTGCTCATAAAGGGGAAAAAGGTAATATTGACTCTCTAGATGGCGGTTGGATGCCCGACCAGCTAGAGGGAGTTGTGGGGGATGATGGCAATAACGTACAAGTTTTAGAATATGAGGGCGACCTTATTGTTGAGGTATCAGATGGTGTAGTTGAGTATTTTCAAGGTGCTATCGTACTTGTAGTTATTGGAAAATCTGGCAAAACAAAAGAAAGTAAAACGTTACATAGGGTTGTAAGATTTCGTAGAAGGAAGTCGAGATTATCTTCATATACTGAGTTTCATTATCATAAGGAGCATGTTGGGCGGGCTTATTCTGCATCACCACTTAAAAAGGGGTATCCTTTGCAAAAATGTGCAACGGAGGCTCTATCAAGGTTGATGCAATCTGCAATATTAAATACTGAGCCTCCGGCTTTTTACGACAGAAATGACCCAACACTTGCAGCAAACGGATTAGAGATGTTTCCGGGTTCTCAGACTGGTGTTCACGATATCGACTCTGTTAAATTTGAAGAGATAGGAAATCCCACAGCCTTACTTTCTGTATTTACAACCCTTATCAACCTTTACTCGGACGTTACGGGCGTAAATCGCACAAGGCTTGGTGAGCAATCCAAATCTCACACAACGGCTTTTGCTAAGAATGCTGATATGCAGCAGGGAGTCGTTAGGACTGTTGATTATACGGATACTCAGTTGTTGGAATCCATGACTAAGGTTCTTGATACGCAATATGAAATAGCTAGAGAAAATATCAAAGAAGAAGCTGTTTATGTTGATGCGTATCAGGCTTTTGTAACAGTTTCAAGCGGCATATTACCCGAAAACGTGAAGTTTATAGCATCTGGTTCAAATGCTCCTAATGAAGAGAAGCAGACAATTCAAGAGAGAACAGGTGCGTTAATGGCGGCTGTTAACCTTGATAACGTTAAGGTTCAAATGGGCGGCAAACCAATGAAAATAGAAAAAATTCAAAAACAATTACTTCAACAGGCAGGATTAATTAATGCAGATGAATTCTTTGAAAACCAACCTGAAAGTCAAGTTGGCGGAACTGAAACAGGATCAGGAGTTTCAACAATTGCTAATGCAGTTGGAGGCTCCCCTGCTGCCTCGCTACAAAACATCGAAAAACTCATCAACGGCTGAACAAGAAACTAACTGGATATATGAAAGCGGCCGTTTAGCTGAGTACGAGAGAATCAAAAATATTTTTAAACCAGAAGGAGAATAATTATGGTTGAGCAATCTGAAACTAACAACCAGACCTCAGAGGCACCTAGTGATAAAACTGAGGAGAAGGAAAAGGCTAGTGTTCAGGACGATCTTGATACCTTATTTTCTGAATTTGAAAACAAGGACCAAGACAAAGGACAGGACGACAAAGAAAAATTAGAACTATCAGATGATGATGTTCGTTTTCTTCGACAAGAGCAAATCCAGAAGGAAAATGATCGTATTAAAAGCGACATTAGCGAAGCTGTGAAAGTTGCTAGGGGCGATAGTGATTTACCTGAAGAGGCAAACACCCTTATTGAGGGCTTTCTTCATCAGGCAGTGGCAAACGATCCTAAAATGAACGCAGCTTGGCAAGGAAGGGCTAAAAACCCAGAGGCTTGGAATAAGATTTTAGGAAAGCAAAGCGAGAAATTTGCTTCCCTAATTGAGAAAATCGTAGAAAGCAAATCAGTGTCTAACTCCGCTTTGGAGGCTGCTGTCCATTCAAGCAAATCATCAACGCCGCCTAATGACAATCTTCCGGGATTGGGTAAGCTTGCAAGTATGTCAGATACGGAGTTTGCCAAATTAAAAAGCGGCTAAAATCAAGGAGATTAAGCCATGACTGGAATATCCGCAACCGATACTGAGTTGCAAAAGCCTGTTAATGTATTATTTCAGGCTACATTTTTACGCCAAGCAATGCCGCTTGCACCATATTTTTCTGGTACCGTATCAGGAGAATTGGAAAAAAGTAAAGGTACATCAACAGTGAAGTGGTCACGTATTGACGAGATTTCACCATCTGTTACGCCTTTATCGGAATTAACTGGAAACGCATCATACATGCAGGGCCGAACAGCAGCAGCACTATCAAGAACTGATGTGACCGCAACTGTAGCCAAGTATGGACAGTTCATCATTCTAAATGAAGAAGTGGATGTGTTTTCTTTTTCAACACAGGCAGACCAAATTTTCAAGGCATTGGGAATTGCTGCAGGACGTAGCATAAACCAATTGCAAAGAAATGTTGGTGAAGACAATGCAACGCTAAAATATAGTAATGGTGCATCTGATGCGGCTGTAAACACAGCAATTACGATGAATTCCATTAAAAGCGTTGTTAATACCCTGACAAAACAATCTGCTATTCCATTTACTCCAACAACTACTGGATCGCAGAATGTCGGTACTCAACCTATTCTTCCATCATATTGGGGGCTATGTCACCCAGATGTTGCTGAGGATGTCGAAGGTTTATCAGGGTTTAAATCTGTTGAAACCTATGCAAGTCAGGTAGCAACATCACCGGGTGAGTTTGGTTATGTTAAAGCTGCCGGGTATGGCGTTAGGTTCATACAGTCACCAGATGCAGGGGTTGACTCTGAAACTGGTGCATTGGTAGCTTCAACAGGTATGAGGGGCGGTACCAATATCGACCTTTATACAACGTTGATATATGGACAAGAGGCTATTGGCTCTGTTGGTCTAGGTAAGCCACATACGGATGGTATTTTCCATGCGGGTGATACCCTAGATGCCATTGATATCATACCTAAAGATAGTAAATCTGGTGGTACGTCAGACCCATTTGAGGAAATTTCTTCGCTTGCTTATAAAGTTTGGCATGCGGGAACTATCCTTAATACAAACTGGGTAAGAGGTATTCGTTCGGCTGCAACGGATATTGATTAATAAATTTTACTAAATAAAAACAATAAAGGCGGGTTATTCACTCGCCTTTATTACTTGGAGAAAGTTATGCAAGTTCAAAAGAATATTGATGAAAGAACCGTTCTACAAAGGTTAAGAAGGGCTCAACTTCACGTAATAATGGATAAGCTTGGTATTCCTTACAAGCCTGGTATGCCAGCGACAATGTTAAGAGAAATCTTAAAAAGTGCTGAAGCTACACAAACTGAAATGCTAAAAATAGTAGAAGATGATACTATCAAAAAGATGAAAGCTGCCGAGAAGGCCTCTAATGAAGAAGTGGTAGAAACTTCAACAAGCCAGATGGGTTTAAAATCGCCTGCTAACACAGATTATGATGCTATGGAATATCCAGACCTCATAAAAGTAGCAAAAGAAAATGGTGTTATTAAAACGCTTGGGACTAATACGCCCAAAAAAGTTGACCTTTTAAAGGCATTAAAAGAACATGGCTAAAACACTACTGGATGCTATAAATTCGCTGTTAAAGCGAGTTGGCCAGATTGCTGGTGACGCAGGAACACTAACCTCGTTAACTGACTCCCCCCGTCAAAAACATATAGATAGGGGGGTTCAGATGTTTAATGAGGCAGTTATAACTCTGTACGACCTGTCAAATGAACCCTTCCCAAATGAATTAGGTGAGGGGAGCATAACATTAGTATCTGGAACAAGGGCTTATCAACCGCCTACTGACAAGGTCAGGTTAAGGTGGCCTTTGCATGATAGAACCAATGGCCGATATATATTGGAATATAAAGGCGGTTACGAACAAATGATGAAGGACCAACCTTTTCCTTCTAATCATACTGGTTTACCAACTCATGCGGTTATACGCCCTACAGATGGTTATTTATATTTAGATAAAATACCTACTGCAAATGAAAACGGCTACATCTACACGGTATTGTACGATAAATCCCTTATTTTAGAGAACGCTACAGATACATTTCCTTTTGCCGATGAGGTGGTCACAATGTTAATCCCTGCGGTTGCTGAGGTATGGCAAAGGTGGACTCACAAGGATTTTGAAAGGAAGCAGTTTGAGCGTGCTTTAGCGGGTGCTGCTAGGCTTATGTCACAAGGTCAAAAGTCAGACCATTGGACACCTTTTAGGGGGTGCGGTGGAAACTTAACGGATCCGTTTAATGGCTGATACTGAAAAAGACGATTTTGATATATCTTTAAGGTTCGGAGGCGGTCAACACTCCTCACGTACACCTGATGAGATTGATGCAAGAGAGTGTGTTTCTGGTACAAATTATGATTTAGACCTTCAAAACACGGCTTTTAAGGCACGTCCTCCTTTTGACCTTATTGGAACGGTACCAAATGCAGGAGAAATAAGGGGCGGAATTACTCTGAAAAAAGCGGATGGGTCTACAACCACTTTATTTCAAGCTGGTAATACTGTTTATGAATGGGATGGTGATTCTACATTCACTAGCAGAGGTACGGTTGATAGTTCTGCTAAGTTAAGGGGCAAAATAGAGCATTATTGGGCATTAGATGAAAAGGTTCTAATTACTGATCTTAACTTAGCAGATGTTGTAATGGAGTGGAATGGAACGGCTCTAAGCGATATGACGGAGAATCTGACAGGAGATTTCAAAGCTAAATATTGCTTTGTAGCTAACGAAAGGGCTTATTTTGCTAATGTGGTTTCAAATTCTACAGCAACACCTCATATGATTGTAGGTTCAACACGAGAGGATAACGAAACTCTATCTATTGCAAATAGACCAAGTTCAGCATTAGGAGAAGGTGACCCATTTTATATTCTTACCCCAGATTTAAAGCCTATTAATGGATTAATTGGTGCCTTTGGAACAACGATAATGTCTTCTCAAGATGGTTCAATCTTCAAGCTTAATGGAGAGTCGGCAAAGGATTTTGCTATTGCTTCACTATATGCAGATTCATCCGCTGCCGGTGATGAATCGTTATTATATACTGGAAACGATGTAGTTTATGGAAGACCAGGAGCGATTGAGTCTATAGCCGCTACTGATAAGTTCGGAGATGTAGAGAATAACGATCTAACTAGGTGGATATCTGACGCTGTTAGAGAATATACAAGCTGGACTAATATATATAACCGTAGGACGAAAAGAGCTTACTTTTTCCCCGATTCACAATCAGAGGTTTGGGCTTATAATCAGGCTATACTTGAGAAGAATCTTTCTCCTTGGGCTAAATGGACAACTACGCATTCAGTTGCTTTCCAACCAAGTTTTGTGATGAATATGTATGACCCTTCTGATGGTTTGGAATATATATTTTTTGGTGATTCAAGTGGCAATATATATCGCATGGAAGGTACGGGAGCAAATGGCGATGCCGGTTCAGCGGAAATAACGGCTGAAAGAAAGTCTGCGTTGATATCGTTCCTTAA